TCAAGATGCTTTAAACGAATTTTATCGTCAATTTCCTAGAACTGAAGAACACGCTTTCAGGGACGAAGCTAAACAATCATTGTTTAACTTAACAAAAATATACGAGCAAATAGATTTTAATGGTGATCTTAAAAATAGTTCATTAGTTACAAAAGGTAGTTTTCAGTGGAGAGATGGAATAAAAGACACTGAAGTAATTTTTGTACCCAATAACAATGGTAGATTTAATATAACTTGGGTTCCACCTACAAATCTTCAAAATCGTGTAATACTTAAAAATGGAATTAAATATCCTGGAAATGAAGATCTTGGTGCTTTTGGTTGTGACAGTTATGACATATCAGGCACTGTAGACAGTAGGGGTTCTAATGGCGCATTACATGGTCTAACTAAATTTAGTATGTTAGATGTTCCACCAAATCATTTCTTTTTAGAATATATAGCTAGACCTCAAACAGCTGAAATATTTTTTGAAGATGTATTAATGGCCTGCGTATTTTATGGTATGCCATTGCTTGCAGAGAATAATAAACCTAGACTTTTATATCATTTTAAAAGAAGAGGTTATAGAGGTTATTCAATGAATAGACCTGATAAAGTTTATAACAAACTATCAGTGTCAGAAAGAGAAATAGGTGGTATACCTAATTCAAGTGAAGATATTAAGCAAGCACACGCTGCTGCTATAGAAACTTATATTGAAAGTTATGTAGGTTATGATGGAAATAGATATGGTGATATGTATTTTCAAAAAACATTAAATGATTGGAGTAGATTTAATATAAATAATAGAACAAAACACGATGCTTCAATTAGTTCTGGTCTAGCCATTATGGCTTGCAATAAGCATCGATATAGACCAATACCAAAAAGAGAACTAGTGTCATATGATTTAGGTATAAAACGATATGACAACACTGGTAGTGTTTCGAAAATTATACGATAAATGAATATAAACTATAATGCTAATAGCGCTTTTCCCAATCAGGTGGTACCTTTGGAGGAAAAAATGAGTTTAAAGTATGGTAAGCAAGTTGCGGACGCCATACAATCAGAATGGTTTGCGCAAGGTAGAACTAACGGTAATAGGTATTTAACTACGTTTAATAATTATCATACTCGTAGATTATATGCTAGAGGTGAACAACCTGTACAAAAGTACAAAGATGAATTATCTATAAACGGTGACTTAAGCTATTTAAATCTAGACTGGAAACCTGTACCTATATTATCTAAATTTGTAGATATATTGGTTAATGGTATATCAAACAAAGACTACGATATTAAAGCTTATGCACAAGATCCTGAGTCTGTAAAGAAAAGAACTAGATATGCACAGGGCTTAGCGCAAGATATGTTTGCTCAGGATATTATACAAAAGACAAAACAAACTACTGGTGAAGATATATCTAACACAAATATAGCACCAGCTGATTTACCTAAGACAATTGAGGAAATGGAATTACATTTACAATTGTCATACAAACAAGCGGTTGAAATAGCAGAAGAAGAAGCTATAACTCAAATACTAGCTAAAAATAAATATGATTTATTAAAACGTAGGTTAAACTACGATTTAGTTACATTAGGTATCGCTGCAGCTAAAACTAATTTTAATGTAAGTAACGGTATAACATTAGATTATGTTGATCCTTCTTACATGGTTTATTCATATACAGAAGATCCTAACTTTGAAGATATATATTATGTAGGTGAGGTTAAAGCAATGACAGTTGCTGAAATCAAAAAACAATTCCCTCATATATCTGATGATGAGTTAGAAAAAATACAAAAGTCATATAGTAATAATAACTATATATATGGTTGGGGTGCTTATGATGAAAACACTGTGCAAGTTTTATACTTTGAATATAAAACGTACATGGACCAGGTGTTTAAATTAAAACAAACAGATCAAGGTCTAGAAAAAATATTAGAAAAACCAGATACATTTAACCCACCAAAAAGTGATAACTTTAATAGAGTGTCAAGATCTATTGAAGTTTTATTTGAAGGTGTAAAGGTGTTAGGCACGGATATGATGCTTAAGTGGGAAATGGCACAGAACATGACAAGACCTATGTCAGATACTACTAAAGTAGAAATGAATTATGCTATATGTGCACCTCGTATGTACAAAGGTAGAATTGAATCATTAATTACAAAGACAATGGGCTTTGCAGATATGGTTCAATTAACACATTTAAAACTACAACAAGTTATAGCTAGAACAGTACCTGATGGTGTATTCTTAGATATGGACGGACTTGCAGAGGTAGACTTAGGTAATGGTACTAATTATAATCCAGCTGAAGCATTAAACATGTATTTTCAAACTGGTTCTGTAGTTGGTAGATCATTAACACAAGAAGGTGGTATGAATGCTGGTAAAGTTCCAGTACAAGAATTAGCTACATCCTCTGGTCAAGCTAAAATAGGTGCTCTTATTAATACGTATAATTATTATATACAAATGATAAGAGATGTGACTGGACTAAATGAAGCTAGAGATGGTACATTGCCAGATAAAGACACATTAGTAGGTTTACAAAAAATAGCAGCACAGCAATCAAATATAGCAACTAAGCATATTAATAATGCTAGTTTATATTTAACATTGAGATTGTGTGAAAATATTTCTAAGAAAATAGTCGATGTATTAAACTTTCCATTAACAGCTAATGCACTTGTAGAAAGTATATCAACATTTAACGTAAGAACTTTAGAAGAGGTTTCTAATTTAAATTTACATGACTTTGGTATATTCTTAGATTTAGAACCAGACGAAGAAGAAAAACAACAGTTAGAACAAAATATACAAGTTGCTTTACAATCTGGTGGTATTGATTTAGAAGATGCAATTGATCTTAGACAAATACGTAATTTAAAATTAGCTAATCAAATGCTAAAACAAAAACGTAGATTAAAAGCTGAAAGAGATCAAGCTGCAGCTCAAGCTAATATGCAGGCTCAAGCACAAGCTAATGCTCAGTTAGCAGAACAAACTGCAATGGCTGAAACACAAAAGCAACAAGTTCTTACAGAACAAAAAATGCAAATAGAGCAAGCTAAGTCACAGTATGAAATGCAACGCATGCAAACTGAAGCGCAAATAAAACAAACGTTAATGGCGCAAGAGTTTGAGTATAACATGCAATTAGCTAGAGCAAGAGCTCAAGCTGAAGGTGAGAAAGAAAAAGAAATAGAAGATCGTAAAGACAAAAGAGTACGCATGGAAGGTACTCAACAATCACAGATGATTCAACAAAGGAATAACGATGGTACTCCTATTGATTTTGAGTCAACTAATGATAGCTTAGGAGATTTTGGGCTAGAAGCCTTTGGTCCTAAATAATTTTTTTAATTTTATAATATTATATTATGGCAGAAGAAAATGCGGCCGTAGAGGTCAAACAAGAAGGTGAGTTTTCTTTAAAAGGTAAGAAAACAAAGCCAAAAAAACTGGTTGATAGTTCAATAGAAGAACCTGTAAAGGTTGACTTAACAAAACCAGAGGCACAAGGTGAAGTTGTGCCTGACGTAGTAAAAGTAGATTTAACAGAGAAAAAAGAGGAAGATGCCGTTCAAACACAAGAGACAGATGATAGCAATGTTGCTGTCGAAGAGTCCAAAGACAGTGGCGACAGCCAAGAAGTGGTTGAAGAAGTACGGGACACCGAAGAAAAACTAAATAGTCCTTTACAAGAAATAACTGAAGATGAGCTTGATGAAAAAACAATGGAGCTCTACGAAGAGGCAGAAGAAGCTGTTAAAGAGCAAGTAAAACAAGGTAAACCATTACCTGAAAACATACAATCGCTTGTAGATTTTATGAATGAAACAGGTGGTACGATGGAAGATTATGTAAGACTTAATCATGATTATTCAAAAGTAGATGAGCAAGTTTTACTTAACGAATATTACAAACAAACTAAACCTCATTTAAATAGTGAAGAGATTAACTTCCTTATGGAAGATCAATTCAAATATGATGAGGAAATTGATGAGCCAAGAGATATAAAAAAGAAACAATTGGCCTTCAAAGAAGAAGTTGCGAAAGCCCGTAAAGAGCTTGATGCTATGAAAGATAAGTATTATCAGGAAATCAAGTTGAGACCTGGTGTTACCCAAGATCAGCAAAAAGCTATGGACTTTTTCAATAGATACAATGAGCAGCAAGAAGTAGCTAGCAGACAACAAGAGGATTTTAAAAACAGTACTAATCAATTGTTTAATGATCAATTCAAAGGTTTTGATTTTGATTTAGGACAAAAAAAGTTTAGATACCAAATAGCAAACCCTCAACAGGTTGGTGAAGCACAAACTGATATATCTAATTTTATTAATAAATTTTTAGATAAAGAAGGTAAAGTTGTGGATCCTGCTGGTTATCACAAAGCGCTTTACGCTGCAATGAATGCGGATAAGATCGCTAATCATTTTTACGAACAAGGAAAAGCTGACGGTGTCAAAGGCGTCGTTGACTCTTCTAAAAACTTAACAGATAAGCCAAGGCAAGTTGCCGATGGAAATGTATTTGTCAACGGTTTAAAAGTAAGATCAATTAGTGGTTTGGATTCGTCTAAACTGAAAATTAAAAAACGAAAATTTAACTAATTAAAACTTTTAAATTATGGCTTTAACCCCACAATTTGGTACAATAGTTCCATCGCAACTGCAACAAACACTTGCGAGCAACTATTTAACATTTGACGGCGCTGCCGGTGGTAATTTTGCCCAACAATATCTACCTGAGCTTTATGAGCAGGAAGTTGAAAGATACGGTAATAGAACTTTATCTGGATTCTTACGTATGGTTGGTGCTGAACTACCGATGACGTCTGATCAAGTGATCTGGTCTGAACAAAACAGACTACA